GAGATTCCCGTGAGGGTTATCTCAGTACCTAAGACACTAAAGACGCCGCGGATCATAGGGATCGAGCCGGCTGCTATGCAGTATGCACAGCAGTCCGTCTTGGCCCTGATGATGGATGGGTTGCGAGAGAGTAACTACCTCTCGTCCATGCTCGGCTTCCGAGACCAAACGCCTAATCAGCGTATGGCGGAAGAAGGTTCCCGTCTCGGGAACCTGACCACGCTCGACTTGAGCGAGGCCTCCGATCGCGTCTCTAATCAGCATGTACGACTCCTGTTTGACCGGTTTCCGCACCTTAGCGGTGCGGTACAGGCATGCAGGAGCCGGAAGGCTGATGTACCTGGTCATGGCGTTAAACGCCTGGCCAAGTTCGCGTCTATGGGTTCAGCGATATGTTTCCCTGTTGAGGCGATGGTATTCTTAACCATCGTCTTTCTGGGGATCCAGAAATCGCTTAACACATCACTCTCTCGCAGACATTTGTATTTGTTTGCGAGGTCGGTGCGTATCTACGGAGACGATATTATTGTCCCCGTGGACCATGTGAATGAGGTCGTCGGTATGCTACATGCTTTTGGGTATGTAGTTAATACCGGCAAGAGCTTCTGGAACGGAAAGTTCCGGGAGTCTTGCGGAAAGGAGTACTACGACGGAATGGACGTTTCACTTGTCCGAGTCCGTCATAGGTTCCCAACACGACCTCAGCACGCAACGGAAGTCATTAGCATTGTCTCCCTTCGTAATCAGCTCTATTGGGCTGGTTACTGGAAGACGTGCCAATGGTTGGACGAGAGGATTAAGGGGATAATTAAATATTTCCCTGTAGTCCTTTCAACCTCTCCCGTGCTAGGCCGCCAATCCGTCTTGGGCTTCGAAACCCAACGGATTGGTACGCACCTACATAACCCCTTGGTTAAGGGTTATAGGGTGTTGGCCAGGATTCCAGATGACTATCTGGATGACTGGCCAGCCTTGCTCAAGTTCCATCTCCGATACGCCCGTGAGGACGTAGAGGAGCGCCATCTTGCCAGAAATGGCTGGGTGGAGGTCGAGCAAGGGTCTTATCGGACCCTAATCGATGATGGACACTTGGAGCGCGCAGGGCGCCCCCTAAGCGTCGACACCAAACTAGGGTACGGTTCTGCCGTGTAATTGGCAGATTGTCCTAATCGGACTGAGGAGAGTCAAGCCAGTCGGTTTTTCCCGTAAGGGAATCGACCTGTTGTCTCTACTTGCG